AAAGAAAGAAGGGAATTTAAATGAGACCAACAGCAAAGGATGTTCATGTTGACGCGATTCTGTCTAATATAAGTGTATTGTATAGAAATAGTGCGTATATTGCAGAACAAATCTTTCCATTAGTAACAGTTGGAAAGCAAAGTGATAAGTATTACATATTTACTAAGAAGTATCAATTCTTAAATACAGCAGATTATAGAGCTCCTGGAACAGCTTCCAAGAGACATGGATTTACATTGAGTACGGACACTTTCTTCTGCGAAGAGATTGCGGATTCAACTCAACTTGATGATGAAACTAGAGACAATGCAGACTCAGTATTAAACATTGAGAGTGCAAAAACTAATTTTGTTACTGACAAAATTTTATTGAAACTAGAAAGTTTAGTTGCTGCATTGTGTACAACTACTTCTAATTGGGGTACAAATTATTCTACTCCAACAAATCTTTGGAGTGACTATGAAAATAGTGATTTTCTAAAAGATTTTCAAACTGGTATGGATGCAATTGAAGACAACACTGGAAAAGAAGTTAATAAGATCGTTCTTGCAAATAATGTGTGGAAGAAATTAAAACATCATCCACAATTGTTAGAAAGAATGCCTTCGAACTCAATGAAAACAGCTACCTTAGATACTTTGAAAGCAGTTCTTGAAGTAGACAATATTTTGATCGGTAAAGCATTCTACAATAGTGCAAACGAAGGTCAAACTGCAACCTATTCAAAATTGTGGGATAAGGATGTATGGATGGGTCATGTTGCTGCTGCTCCTGCAAAAGAAACACCTACTGCAGGATACACATTTGTATGGCCTAGAGATGGTAAGCAAAGAGGCATTCGTAAATGGAGAGAAGAAGATATTCACTCTGATATTTATGAAGGTTTTATGAACTTTGATTTAAAAATAGTAGGTTCTGATATGGGTTATTTATTAGATGCAGTAATTGCGTAACAAGTTTTTATAATGCCAGAATTCCACTAGTGGAATTCTGAGTACCCTTTTTGAAAAGGAGAGTTATTATGAATGAGTTTATTGGTTATATGCGTAGATTAACAGTAGGAAAAGCTGTTATTCGTAAACAATTAACTGTTGGTAATCAATCAATTTTTGCTGGAACTGGAAGTACTTGGCATGTTGATTCAACAGCATCAAATTGTAGCGATACTAATGATGGTAAGAGTTGGTCAGCACCATTAGCAACTTTAGATGGTGCAATTAATAAATGTGCTGCAAATAATGGAGATGTAATTTTACTTGCCCCGAAACATGCAGAGACATGGGCTACAACTGGAGTTAAATTTACTGCAGATATTGCAGGAGTAAGAATTATTAGTTTAGGTCAAGGTGCAGATAGAGCTACATTTACATACACACATGTAGATGCAACTGGTACAGTTTCAGCAGCAAGTGTATCATTTGAAAATTGTGTATTTGTTTCAGGAGTAGATATACTTGTAACATTTATGACAATTAGTGGCAATGATTGTGCGTTACTTGGTTGTGAAACTAGGGATAATGCAAGTAATAAAGAAGTAGTAGATGCGGTGAAAGTTACTGGAGATAGATTTACTTGTATTGAGCATTTGCATAATGGAGATATTGCAACAGGTGTTCATACTGCAAGGATATTCTCATTAGCAGGAGTTGATAATGCAGTATTTTATAAATGTAAATTCTTAACAAAAGTAACTGTTGGAGTTATCAATATGATAACAACTGCATGCACTAACATTATAGTAGAAGATTGTGATTTCTTAGTTGCAAGTACTTCAGATTATTCAAAAAATGTTGTTGCTACAATTGGTGGTTGCACTTGGGCAGCTAAAAGTTGCTTTGATTTAGAAGCGTGCAATGAATTTAGTGGTGGAGATGGTGTTGCGTTAGCTGGAGATGATATATCTGCTCTTGCAGCAGCTATTGTAGTTGTTGATGGGTTAATGGATGTTCCAACTCAGAACTTAGCAACTAATGCTACAATGAATCAAGTAATTGGTAACAAAACGGATACTACTGCGGGTACTTCTCTGTATGCACTTGCTTTACAAGCATTAGCAACAATAGGTACTTTAGTTAATACTGGCGGAACAGCATCTTTGGGTGGAATTTTAGGAGATGTAAAAAATGTTTCAGTTGCAAGTCAGTTAATGGATGGATATAAAAAGACAATAATTGCAGATGGAACAACAATTCCGAGTAATTCTCAAGCTGCTGCAGGATTGCTTGCAACTGCTACTGCTGGTGATATTTTAATTGAAGAAATAATTTGGCAAAGAGCTGCTGATAACTTGGTAGGTCCAACCAACTATGAATTTTCAACAGATAATGTTGCTGGATTGACAGGAGCAGCTGCACCAAACGGATTAACAAACTTAGCAAGTATGAATGCTCAAAAGACAGGAATATTAAGCAGAGATGGATCAGTTAAGCAAGTTCCTTTTGTACTAGAATCAACTAAAAAACTTTATATTCATGGAGATGATGCAGCTACAAGTGCAGGTGGTTCAACAAATTTCTATATCAAATATAAAAGATTAGCTGCTGGTGCAACTTTAGCATAAGCGAAAGAAAGCGAAAGAAGGTGAAGTAAAATGTATAGCAGTACTGGTGATGTTCAAGCACTTGTTAAATGGTGTACATTTAGTGCAACCTCTAAAATAACTTTAACGGAAGTTGAGAATTACATAAATGATGCGGATGTGTATATTGATTCATTATTAGAACGTATTTATGTAGTTCCAATTACAAATATAAGTGATCGTGAAATATTGAAGTATATTTCTGCAAGGTTTGCTGCTTCTGAAATTGCTCAAGTTCTTACATTGCAAGCAAGTGGAAGCATAATTCCGCCAGTTGTTACAAAGTGGGAATCTCAAGCAAAACTTAGGTTAGAATCAATTTTAGATTTCACTGTTGATTTACCGAACAGTAGTGCGCTAGATTCCACTAGAGGAATTTGGAGTTATACTGCTTGTGGAGATGCGGATAATGACTTTGCTGTAACTGATGCACTTTGGAAAATGAATGGAGATAATTGGTAATGTTTAGATTAACGTTTAATATAGATGGTGAAGAACAATTATCTCGTTACTTAGATATTTTAGCAGATTCTATAAATGATTTTGCACCTATGTTTGATAAAATGGCAGATGATTTTAGAGATACTATGGAAGGTATGTTTAATAGTGGAGGTGCTTTTGATGGCAATAGTCAATGGGCACCTTTGGCTCCTTCTTATAGAGTTTGGAAAGCACATCATTTTCCTGGAAGGAACATTTTAACTTTAACAGGCGCATTAAAAAGATCATTAACAAGTACTGGTGGAAGTCATGTAGAGCAGATCACTCGAACAAGCATGAAGATTGGTACTAGAGATCAAAAAGCAATTTTTCATCAAAGAGGCACTAGTAAACTGCCTCAAAGAAAAATTGTTAATATGTCTAATGCAATGAAACTGCGTTGGGTACACATTGCACATCAAGAAATATTTAGAATGATGGCTCCTGAAGAAAGAGCAAGTCATTTAAGTGGTCAACGTTCAGGAAGGAGATAAGCAATGAATAGTGAATATGTATTGGATAGTGCAAAAACTATATTAACTGCAAATTTAGCTACACAAATTGCAGTGATTGAAGCTGAAAATGCATCAACTGTTATTGCACCAACTCCAGCAATATTCTTAGTTGGTAAATTAGATCCTACTGTACTAGCAGAGTTTCCTTCTGTGCAAGTAATAATGAAAAATAGTTCTTTTAAAAATGATCAATATTTATGGCAAGATAGAGTTGCAAGGTTGGAAATTGTATGTTGGGTTACTGCTTGTGATATGCAAAATTTACATAGGTTTGTAACTCGATATGGAGATGGTGTAGTAAGGTGCTTGAGAAAAGAAAGTAATTGGGCAAACAGTTTACATAATCCAAAGGTAGGAGATGCTTTGTATTCGGATTTGTTTGAGACAGAGTATGGTATGGCTGAAGGTTGTTTAGTAAATTGTGAAGTAGAATATATCATAAATTCGTAGGAAAGGAATGATAAAAGATGGCTGATGGCACAAAAATACATGTAGGAGCCGGAACATTACTACTTAATCCGGATACTGATGCTTATGATTGTGGTTTTTGTAGTGATGGTGCTACTCTTACTTATAATGGAGAGTTAGAACCTATTACTGTAGATCAGATACTTGCTCCAGTAGGATATTTTGTACCTGGAGAAGAATGTAAATTTGAAACTATTATAGATGAAGCTACTTGCACTAAGTTAACATATGCTTTAGGATCAGGTACAGTAACTCAGCAAGCAGCAGGAGCAGCACAAAAAGGGTGGGATAAAGTTAAGTTTGGTGGTAACACAGTATTGACTGATTTCGTTCTTGAATATGCAGCTCCAAAAAGAACTAATAGAGATTTAAGTATTAGAGTTAGATTACTTAAAGTTAATATTAGTCCGAGTTTAGAAATTGTTTTTAAGAAAGATGGTAAAACCGGATTTAAATTTACTGCTATGGCAGTTGCAGATACAACTCAAGTTGCCGGAGAACAATTAGGATACTACTTAGAAGAGACTGCTGAATGGACTGGTAACTTGCCAGCACTAGCAATTGCAAGTGTATTACCTTTAGATGATGCAGTATCTCAAGCAATTACAGTTAATTTTGTAGTAACATTTAATAGGGCAATTCATCCAGAGAGTGTACATTCTGGTAATTTCTCGATGATTAAAGCAGATGGTACTGGTGTTGCGTGTACTGTTACTAGAACAAGTAGCACTGTAGTAACAATAAATCCAGATGCATCTTTAGCAAATAGTGCAACTTATATTGTTGTAGTTGCTCAAGATGTTGAAGCGTTAGATGATAGGTCTAAAATGGCAGCAAATGCGTATTACAATTTTGGTACAGTAGCTCCTTAAATAGGAAGCTCGAAAGGGCTTTCTTTATTTTTCTTTAATAAATTATATTAAAACCTTTTAAATCTTAGGAAAATAATATATAATATAATTAAATCTTAGGAAAATAATATATAATATAATTAAATGTCAACTACCAGCTACCCTAAAGGGTAGTGGCTTGTAAATGAAAGTTAGATTACAAGTCGGTTGAATAGCCTAAGTCTTAACTGACTACGTTATCTAAGAATGATATAGGTACTTCAAGATGCTTCACTAGTCTTGAACACTACGGTATATGATTAAACATCTCTGATTGGTAGGAGAAGTGTTGTGTACAAAAACCTTAGATAACATTGGCGAAGTGAACCTACGGGTTTGGCAGTTCCTGGCTTACAGCACTAAAAACTGTCGTCTCTTTTGAGACTATGTAGTGAGGGAGCTTTCATCCACTACCCTAAAGGGATAGCGGTTTTCAGCTAAGATTTTATAAATAAATTTAAGGAGAATGAAAATGGAAAATAAAACTGAATTAGTAACTGGACCGAAAATTATGGACCGAAGATTGAAATTGAAAAAGAAAAAGGAGACTAATTAATATGGCAAATATGTCAACTGCAGAAAAAGAAAGAATATTTGAAATGAATAGGAAAAGAACAGAAAGAGATATAATTCGCAATACTGGCATTGAAGTTTATTTAGGAGATGAAGCTTTTAATTTAAAAGCATTGACTTGGAAGAAAAGCAATGACTTTGAAAATGCTTTTGTTATAGCTGCTAGAAAACTCACTGGAATGATGAAAACTGACGTATCCACTGTTACTATGGCGGATGTGTTGGATGGCGCAATTGAAATTTTACAAAATGATTTAGTTACCATAGCAACATTAGCAACTGATGGATATGTAACAATGGAAAAAATTGAAGCAACGAATGCATCAAAGAATGACGTAATGGAAATTGTAGTTGAAGCTTTTAAACTTAATTATAGTTACATAAAAAACCTACTAGCCCTTACTCAAGCATTGAAGTAGAAAATGAAGAGCCGTTTGGTTGGGGCGGATTGTTCGATTTGATTATGTCGGAGTACCAAATTCCACTAGTGGAACTTACGGAATGGACGAATGAGCAAATCTTTTTGTTTAAGCGAAAAATTGACAAGAGACTAGAGAGCAAAATGAAATTTGAAGCAAATTTACATGGAGTAAAATCAAAAGCAATGGGACTTGATACAGATGGTGCAATTCCAATTGAAGCAGTTATAGATAGTGGAGGTAAGATATTTTAGTGGAAAGGAGGTAAGCATATGTCAACAGTTGAAGAACTATTATTAAATATTAATACTGAAGGTGGTGCGCAAGCAAGTAATCAGGTTAGATCTCTTGAAGCAGTAATTCGCAGTTTGATAAGTCCAATAGAGACGTTGTCTGCTAGTTTAAGAGAGAATACTTTAAACTTTGAACGCTTAATAAATGGTATGCGACAAGGAAATAATGAATTTGATCAGTTTCGAAATGATACAACTCAAACGGACCGATCATTAAATGATTTGCAGCAAGAATTATCTCAAACTCGAATACGCTTTAATGAGTTACAAAATGAACAAAGACAAGATGACCAAGAAATGGACCAATTAAGAGCGTCTATTGTAAGATTAGAGCAACAACTCAGAGAACAGGAAAGTCAAGTAAGGCAAAATATTAATATTTTTAACAATTTTAATAATGAACTAACTCAAACTGACAATAGAATGGATCGAGTACACGCATCTGGTAGTAGAATGAGTGGAATCATGCAAACTATTGCGGGTAGTTTTGCTGGAATGTTAATTGCAAATGTAGTTACGGATGCTCTATATAGATTGGCGGATGCATTTAAAACAGCAATTACTGGAGGTATTTCATATAATGCTACTATGGAAGATTTAACAACTGCGTTTAAGGTAATGCTAGGAAGTGCGGATAAAGCTAGCACAATGGTTGCTAATTTGAAGAAAATGGGTGCAGAAACACCTTTTGAAACTGTTCAACTAGCAGAATATACTAAAATGCTATTGTCTTTTGGATATACTGAGCAAAATGTTATTCCTATTATGTCTAGATTAGGCGATGTATCTATGGGAAATAGTGAGAAAATGTCATCTTTAACTAGAACAATGGGGCAAATTAATAGTTTAGGTAAGTTGCAAGGAGGAGACCTTAACCAATTAATTGCTCAAGGTTGGAGACCTTTAAATCAAATTATGGAAAGAACAGGAGAAACAAACGAACAAGTTATGGCAAGAATGAGTGCTGGTAAAATAAGCTATAAAGAAGTTGAACAAGCTCTTATAGATATTACATCAGCTGGTGGTCAATTCTATAATGGAATGGTAGAAGGAAGTAAAACTTTTAGTGGTAAGATGTCAACATTAAAAGATCAATTTAATGATTTTATGGGTAGTGCAATGAAACCAGTATTTGATTATATGAGAGATACTGGAATACCTGCAATGAGTGCATTAATTCCAAAGTTTCAAAATTTAGTAGATATAATAAAAAAGAATGTAAGTCCTACTTTAGCAGAATTGAAAGGTATTTGGAAAGCAATTATGCCAGATATTGATTGGGGTGGAGTAGTTGATAATTTTGCTACAAAGATTCCTGGAGCACTCAAAACAACTGCAGATGCTGCAAAAGATGTTAAAGAAAAAATTCAATGGGTTAGAGATGTTTTAGATGCATTGAAAAGTGGTAGCATAGTTAATTTGGTTGATTTATTTCCAAAATCTATGCAAGATAGTGTATTGAATGTGCTAGTTCTGTTTGATAAATTTAAAGCAATTTTAAGTGATGTAGGTAATTTTATTGTTACAGTATTTACTCCAGTAATAAATCAATTTAAAGAGACTTTTAAAAATATGGATACAAGTGTAATTTTAGCTGCTTGGGATAATTTAAAGAATTCATTTGTAAATATTTTACCTGCATTGAAATTAGTAGGTGGATTTTTAATTACTGGATTAGCAGTTGCTATTGGAGTGGTAATGTCGGTTTTAAATGCTATGTTTGCTGTTTTACCAAATATAATTGCAATACTTTTAGGAATTCAAGCTGCTATTGAGAATTTTTGGACTCTTGTAACTGGAATCTTTACTGGCAATGGTGAACTAATTAAAAATGGTTGGCTTGGAATGTGGAATAGTATTTGGTCAATCATATCTAATGTAGGTTCAGCTATTTGGAAGTATGTAAGTACTTTTATAACAACAATTATAAGTTTCTTCCAAGGATTGTATGATGCTGTAGTAGGCAAATCAATTATTCCGGATATGGTAAATGGAATTATAAGTTGGTTTAGCAATTTGTGGAATAGTGTGGTAGCATTAGTTATGAACTTAGTAAATGCTGTTGTGAATCTGTTTCAAAATCTTTGGAATAGTGCAATAAATATATTTAATGGAGTTGTAAATTCGATCAGATCAATATTAAGTACGCTATGGTCTGTTGTTTCAAGTGCAGTTCAAAATGCAGTACAAGCAGTTTCTAATAAAGCAAGCGCAATGTGGGATGCTGCTAAAAATGTTGCAAATAAAATTATAGATGCAATAGCAGATGTAGGAAAGTCACTTTATAAATCAGGTCAAAATGCAATTCAAAACTTTATAGACGGAATAGGATCTATGGTTTCAAAAGTAGGAACTGCAGCAAAGGGAATTGCAAATAAAGTAGCAGATTTTCTTGGATTTAGTTCTCCTACAAAAGAAGGTCCTGGTAAAGAAGCTGATAAATGGGCCGGCAACTTAATTAATATGTTTACAGATCAATTAAGTGGTGGAATATCAAAAATGAGAAATGCTACCGAAAATTTAGCAAATACAATGAATCCAACTCAATATTTGCAAGCTACCCAATATCCGAATGTGAATACTAGCAATTCTAATCAGAATATTAGCATAGTTGTAA